CCCTCTGTATCTGGGCAATCTTTGCTTGATGGTATTTGACAGCGCCGCCAAGCTGGGACTCCTGTATATTGGCTACTCTAGCGAACCCGCCGGATCTGCGGAAAGCTTCGCCACCTGCCTGCACGGCATTTCTTTCTTTGCGTCGCCTTTTTACTTCCGCCTTAGTGAGCGGCTCAAAATCTCGCCTGCGGTTACCTCTGACAACGTCCCGGAGTGGGGTGCCACCTATCAGAGAATTTACTGCCTTTTCGGTAGACTTGGCCTCTATCTTTATGGCCGCTAGCTTGTCCTGCAGCTTTTTAAGCTCTTCGTATTCCTTGGTGCCTTTGCGAGGCTTTCCCAACGCCGCTATTTGGTCTTCAGCTTTCTTTGCCTGCCGACCCAGAAGCACAAGGGCGTTTTCATAGTCCGCCAACCCTTCAGGCTTCTTCAACCTTATGCGGTTTAAGGCGCTGACTCCCTTACCCGCCTTTAAATCTTCTTTGCGTTTATCCGCAGTCGCTTTCTTCTCTTGGTTAAGCAGGTCGATTCGCCTCTTAGCGGCGGCGCTGTCCTTTCCTATCTGTGCTTCTGCTTTTACGTTGGCGGCGGCACGCCTTTTTTCACGGGCTTCTGCCCTTTCATCAGCCCTCTTAGCCGCCTCTGCCGCGGCCGCTTCTGACTTTTGGATCTTATCCCGCATCCGGGCTTCGCGATTCATCCGGGCGTTGGTCGTCAGAGCTTCGTCGTGATCAAGCTCTTTCTGCTTGCTCAGTGGCAACAGCTTTCTCTCGACATCCTTCGCTTCTTGACTTACGGCTTTGACGTCTTTCGCAAGTAGGGGGCTGCCCATGGTGGTGTCGCCACCTCTCACCATGTTCTGGTAGGCGGCATCGACCTTTTTCATCGAGTCGCGCAGGTGCAGGAGTTCAGAGTTGTAAGCTCTTATCTGGTTTAACGATTCCTTAGTGAAGTACTTCTGCCCTTTCTCATCCCTGACATCCGTCAGGCGGCCGATGCTATCCGGGGTAACGCGGTAGCGCTTGCCTGTCTTTTTCCCCTGAGCATCGTGGTCGTCTACGTAACCCCTGGAGAATGCTCCATACGCCCTTTCAAAATCCTCTGTTCCAAATTTTGCGGTTTTGTCTTGCAGTTGAATCTGCTGGCTCGCCAACCCTTGCATGGCTGTGTATGTCGTCTGCAGCCGCTTCAACTTCCGATCGGATAGCTTTGCCAGGCCCGAGTTGCCCCTTTCTTCTAGGGGGGTATTCGTGAGCTTGGTTATTTCCTTATTTACCTTCTCCATCTCCGACCGCAATTGATCCAAGGTAGAGCCCACGTCGAACTTCACCTTGATGTCGGTGGTGACCGGCTTCATAGCGTTGAGGGTTCTCAGGATATAATTGCGTATAGCTTTCTTACCGAGGACTTCTCCCGGTTTAAGGAGAACGTCCAGCTTCATCTCGGCAGTAAGGGTGCCCTTTGATCCTGTAACTTGTGTGCTTCCCATAGCTATTACCTACTCGTTAATGATTAATTAGAACCCGGCGCTGGCAAGCGCTCTCGGGTCGATCGCCTTGCCATCCGTATAGTCGTCCGCGCTGGCGTCGACAGTGGTCTCTGGCGACTCATCCTTATAGCCACCGCCGAAACCGTAAACGACAGACTCATATCCTACCTTGATGCGTTCCCACTCTGAATGCACCCACTGGGTGGCAATCAGCAAGACGTCTTCCCTGTCGGTGTCGCAGTACAGTTTCTTTGCCAGCTCGTAGTCAAGGCCGGCTATCACAAGGCACATGTTGTGCGGCTCAAGGCTGGCCATCCAATCAGAGAATGACGTGGCAAAGCCCTTCTTGCCGTCGCCCTTATCACCCCCCTTCTCCGGCTCCTCGTCGGCCAGCTCTTCAAGTCTGTCCGAGACGTACTCAACATCCTCGTCGGTGATCTCCCTGTCAGGCATCGCACGCTGCAGGCAGTCCTTCACCGCCTGCTGAACCAAGGCGTACTCCGGCAAGTCGCCAAGCTTACCTGTCGAAATACTGAGGTCTTCAAAAAACAGGAAAGACAGTGGGAACCGCCTCTCATAGGATGCCTTGTAAAACAGGCTGGGCATAGTTCTCTCCACCAAAGAAAAGGGGCCGCAGTTGCGGCCCCTTGAACTTACTGATGTTTAGGCTGGATGTCCAGCCAAGTGGACTACGTGGTGCTGTCGCCACCGCCGAAGTACATGCCTGTTGGGTGATCAGGGATGATGTTCGCCAGGTCTTCCAGGTCGCCACCAGCTCCGTACTCAGTCGCAGCAGGCTGCAGCAGTTTCACGTTCAACTCAGTGGACGCAAAGTCCTCTGCGTTGGTTGCGAAGGTCATGCCGCCACCGATGGAACCCTTCCAGAAGTCAAAGCCAATCGGACGACCGGTTGCACGTTCCAGCTGTAGGATCTGACAAGCAAAGTAGTTCGTCTGGAGAATGGCGCCAATGGCAACCTGGTTGGCCAGGTAGACGAAATCTCCAACGGCTACGTTATGCAGTAACGGGGTATTAGAGTCCAGGGTGATGGTGAGGGTGGCGGCCGAGAGAACGCGGCATATGCTCACATTGGCAACCGTGGAGTCTGTCTTGCCAAAGATGACAATCAGATCACCAGCCGTGTCCATGCCGGTAATGGAAGAAACAGTAATTGTGCTTTCCCCAGCATTCGCGGTAGCGGTAGTAGTGGTTGACACGTCAAGCGGCTCGCTGGCGCTAGGCACAACGCCCTCACCCAGCATCACCTGCAGGTTACGACGTGAATACTCACGCAGCGTTGCAGTAATGGATGATTCCTGGGATACAACAGCGGTATCAACCAGCACCTTCGGGAAGCCACCGAGCAGGTCGACAGATTCCTGAGACACTTCGACGGTTGCATTATCGATAAGGCCGATGCTGTGCTCTTGTTTCAGTTTCAACGCTGCAGCGACAGGTCCAATGCGCATTTCAGCGGTGCCGATACTAAATTTGGTAGTACGTGGGGAACCGAGTTTATTAGCCATGTTTAATTTCCTCCCTTACGGGGTTGAAGTAAAACGGGGAGAAGTCCCCACAAAGTTAATTTTACAGCACATATCGTAGGTTACGCAATTTTTACAGTTTCTTAATAACATCTTTACGCATCTGCTTACCAAGGTAAGCAGACACTCTTCTGATAAACGGTCGACCCACTTTCCGGTCTTCCGCCCATCTCGCTCTAGCCAGGCCTTTCCTTCCGGTAAAAAATTCTCTGCCTTGCATTGGCACTTTCTCTTGGGCTTGAGCGAAAGCGTGTGTGATAAGCGTCTCAAAGGGTGCGGGCAATTCTTTAAATTGCATGAACATCCGCGTGTTGATTCTTCCCTTGTGGTGGTTACGCGTCGCCTTCGCCTCGGTGACGCGCACTACCCCCTTACCAGCTACCTGCTCGCTATAAGCTTTGGAAAGGCTGTCCTCGTGGTTCTCCATACCAAACTTTTGCCAGAACCACAGGCTCAGGGGCGGTCGTAATTCGTAGCGCCTCTTCTCTGGGTGCGCGTGGTCGAGCCGCTTCCAATCGACAGTGGTAACTGTGCCTATGCTGCCGTCTGCATTGCCAATGCTGAGGGTGCGCGAGCCGCCGCTCGTTACATTCTGCGGCATGCCCAGGCCATTCAGCTTCCGCCCTACTTCACGGATCGCGTTCTGATAGTGGTCATTCACGATCGGCCTGACCTTCTTCATTACGTAGTCCACCGCGGTGTCCGAGGTTGCCTCAACGACCTCCTTAGGAACACCGGTCTTGAACTCGATGATGTTAGGGGTGCCGCTTAAGTTCGTGAACTTAGCCATCGTCGACGACCCGTGCTATCACACTGATAAGCCGGATGCCTGACTCCTTGTCAAAAAGCTGCTGGTCCACTGACACATCGGTAAACGTCATGGTGCCGCGTTGCGTCGTACCGTCACCGCCGGGGCTGTAGTCCTTTATCGGCATGGTCGTTCCCTTCTTTATGACGCCGCTGACGGCGCTGAGCAGATCGGCAAGGGCATAGTTGCCCGGGTCGAGGGTGGTCTTTGCCCCGATCCCGAAGTTCAACAGGTACAGGGGTGGCACGGGCGCATCGTCCAGGCTGAGCATGGTCCACACGATGGCGGCGTCTGTCCCTGCCAGCAATTCAGCCGTGTTCACCGAATCATCCAGATCCACAAACCGGGTGCCGCCGCCAAAAGCTTCGGCGATATCGACGCCTGCCTTGTCAATCGTGGACTTTACATAGGAGATAAATTCAGGCATCAGGCACGCTCCAGTCCGCGGGCTTCAGCAGCGTGCAGTATCTGGTGTACTTCTTTGAGCTCATAGTCTATCCCGGCCACCCTCAACTCCTTGTCAACAGACAGATCTGACAGGGCAGCGAGCGGCAAAGTGAAGATAAAAGTACCGTACCTGACGAGATCAAATTCGTCAGATCCCTGGGAGGTGTAACGCTCCATGTGGCAATGGTAGGTGGCGACGATGTTCTCCACTCGGGTACCCCCTATGCCGGAGGGCGCCGGGGTGGTCGTGTACTCGATGACCTCCGCGGTGTACTGCGCTTCCTGCAAAAGAAAACTGGTGGCGTAAGCCGTATCGTCCCGGAAATCGTGGTTGAAACTGGCAACTATATAAATCTGTCCGCCGGGGCTGCGCACAACACCGTAAGGACGGAGAGAGGCGCCGTCGTCCTGCATGTGGTACATACGCTGCAAATGGCCGAAGGTGCGCGGGCCAAGGAATCTGTCGTAGGTAAGGAAGTCGCCGTAAGCTATGTTGCTGACCCAGGCAGAGCCGTCCCACCCGTCCAGTGGTACCGAGTTAAAATAGCCGGCCGCCTGTCTGAGCTCCATTAGCCTGTCACAGGGTCATAGTCAGGCGTGCCGCCCTGCATAATGGAAACCGACAGCACGGCGGCCTGACCCTCACCCTCGGCCAGCTTGTTACGGTACAGGTCTCTGCGGCCTACGACCCTGTCCATCAGGGAATCGAGGTCGAGCGACGGGAACCGTTGCATCTCGCTCTTGCCATCCGAGATCATCATGGGAATGCCGAGGGTCATCTGCGTGACGACCGAGGCAGCACAGAACCATTGGGCATACAGGTTGAGATAGGCTGCCTTCAACTTGTCGGCAGCGGAGGCTCCTGAGGCGACACCGGCGGCATACAAAGCGGCATGGTTAGGTAACCAAACGGATAAATCAGCCTCCAGCTCGAGAGCTAGCTGCTGATCAATCAGTGACGAATCAGGAATGTCGCCAGGCGTGAGGCCAATGGCCCCACGCACAGCGTCAGTCGTTGTATAGGCTGTGATAGCCTCGGACATTTAATCGCACACCTTTAGGATGCCCGCCTTGATCTGGGCATCCAACCAATTTCCTTCCTTCACAACACCCGGCATGGGGCCAACTACCTGATACTTAATACCAGTGATTGGGTCACCAATGGAGTTGTAAACGGCCACGACCTGGACTTGGTCGCCTTGTGGAACCTTCTTGACCGGCTCTGGTGCAGCGGCAGGTCGGGGCTTACTGGCTGCAGGCTTCTGCGGGGCTGACCCCATAGCCGCGGCTTCAGCGTCCTTTACTTCAGGGGTATCTTTCTTCAATCCCATCGTCGTTCTCCTCTATGAAAAAAAAGGGGACCCTAAGGCCCCCTTTATCTATCAGGCCTATTACCGTTTGCCTTAAGCCTGTGTCAGGACCATCTTCTTCCAGGCATCTGCCATCAGCTTGTGGCTGATTTCGCCATAGTCGACGCGGAAAGAGGTAGCCCGACGCATCACATAGTTCTCAATGGCGGAGTAGGCAGCGTTGACATTGACGATGCGACGAATCGCATAGCGGCTATCAAGCCCGACCACGGTCTGAGCACCAATAACGGCGGTGTCCATCAGCAGTACTCGCGGAGAAGCGATACCCAGATTCATCACGCTGAACAGGGAATCGATGCGTGGTGAGTTGGGATCGTCAGTCGCGTTGATAGGCTTGCCAACACGATTTTCAATCGCCATCGCGGTGTCAATGTCACACATGATGTGGGATACCGACATGGTGCGGTAGTTATCGCGCAGGAAGTGGATCCACGCTTTCTGGGTCATCCCGCCTGCTACCTGAGTAGCGTCCAGAGACTTTGCCTCGAAAGCGGTGAGGCCAACGCCATCAGGATCAGTATCGACATCAGCAGTAGCAGCTGTCATATCGATGATGGCTTCCTCAACAATCCGGATGCGTTCCTGACCGGCCTGCTGTGTCATGGCAATGCCCACCAGGTCAAGCGTAGTAGCTTCCAGCGCCTGATCTGAAATGGTAAGGCCAATCGCCTTGGTCGGAATCCGGTGGCTGCGTTCTGCCAGCGTGATGGTGACCAGAGCTGACGGCTCTGCCAGCTGAGCGATAGGCTGGCTGCGGTATTTGTCGGCCTGCGGAGCAGTGACATTGATCACCGGCTGGTCAACCTTCGGAGAGGTAACAAACGCAGTAGTAGCAATCATGCTGTCGTAGCCTGCCAGCAAGTCGTCCTTGGACTCAGAGAGCTCACTTTCAATGATCTGCATGATCACTTCAGGGAAAAGCAGTCGACCTGTGACAGTGTTGTTGCCAGTGCCGTCGTTACGGACGATAGAGGCAGCATCCATCTTGATGTTGCCATCGATGACGGACTTCATTGTCGGCGGGTGAATGCCGGAAGAGCGGTCGCCGCGAACAAACAGACCGGCCTGAGCCATGCACTGTTCGAAAGTGGTCGGGCCGCCGGCTTGAGACGGGTACTGTGTCTCAAGGTGCTGACTCAAAGACTGCTGGTTCTCGCCGGCAGCGCGGTACGCGGTTACATCAAAATCAACTTCCTGACGCGAACCGGTGTGGTCTACAATATTAAATTTAGGCATTTCAAAGACCTCCTCAGGCTCGTGGGTTAGATGCGTTCCATCAGGATAGTGTCGCCGGCAGCACCGGTTCCTGAAACAATGGCAATACAGCGCCACTTATGGACAGTGGGCGCACCTGGGTAAACGCGGATAATGCCTGCGGTGCCCTGGGCTATCGGGGTGTCTGCTACAAGCAGCTCACCAACAGCAACGGTGCCTAGTTCGGAGGCACCAACAACAGCCTCCAGGCGGCGGTTTTTCTGAACCGAGCCAAGGGAGAAGCCATCATTAACAGTAGCAGGCTCGAGAGCAATAACGACACCCTCGATCTCTTCGTCCTTTGCCAGTGGGATGTAACCAACTGCAGCAGGGTTGAGCTTGACACCCTTACCTATGTCGTTCTCGACATATTTGTTACTGGAATCGGCGCCCAGCGGAGTAGAAACAACATCAGCTAACGGATCGTTAACCAGTACGGTGTAATTAAAAACTGTCATGAGATAACCCCCTTACTTTCGGATTTGAGTGGCCCTGGCGAAAGCCGGGGATACAAGTGGAACAACCTTCCCGTCATGACTACCGTCATCAACAGGAACCTCTGCCTTTCCACCTACAGGAATCTTGGTTTCGAAAGTAGTGAGGGTGGACTGGTACTGTGCGAGGAGATTGGTAGCGTCGAGATGAGATAAATCCAACGCAGTGCCTCCAAGCGCAATTTGCATCATGTGCGTTGCCTTTACAGTGACGGCCATCAGACTTTCCTGATTGGACTGCATCTGCTCGGCGGCCGCTTCGAGCCGGGCGATCTCAGCGCTTTGAGCAGCGATGGTGTGCTGCGACTCCTGCAAACGATCCAGCATGGTGCCCATGGCGGCATCGCTAGAGGTAGCCTCGATCTGAACTCCCTCAGTCTCTGCAACTTCCGCCATGTTCGGGTCTTGAACAACTTCGTCAGCGGCGTCGTCTGTGGAACCCTCTACAGGAGGATCGATCGCGGCAGGTGCCGGCGTATCTGTTTCTGTGGAGGCATTCGCTTCAACGACTGGGTCCGGAGTCCCATGCTCAGCGAGCGCCTGGTCTACAGGCATACCGGCTGCGATAGCGGCTTGTGCCTGTTCACTAATCGTTACTCGTTTCTTTCTGAGCATCGTGGTTTCCTCTCTTAGGTGCTACTGTAGGCTGGATTATGACTTGAATCCAGAAGTTTAACAACATCTTGAAAACTATTGACGCGGTCTATCAACCCAACTTCCATCGCTTCTTGTGCATAGAAGTCTTTACCGTTGGCAGAGTTCTCTCGCACGTAGTTAGTAGTAAGTCCGCGGTTGTCTGCAACGGCGTCGACAAAAAACCCGTAGGAGGTGTCGACCTTGCCCTGGATGTACTCCTTGTCTGATTCGCTCAACGGTTCGTAGGGATTCCCTATGCCCTTGTATTCTCCAGCAGTAAACACTGTAGGCTTGACACCTTCCTTCTCCATTGCCTTCGAGTATTCCTGATGCACGGCGATCACACCAATGGAACCTATCGATGCCATCTCAGTAGCATGCACCTCACGCGCAGAGGAGCCAATCCAATAAGCAGCGCTTGCCATGGTACCGCTCGTGAAAGCTGAGACCGGCATCACATTAGCATCGATGTGCCGGATGACAGAACCTGTCTCTGCGACACCTGCAACGCTGCCGCCTGGGCTGTCGATGTCCAGTAGGATTTGGTCTATGCCTGGTTCCATGGCAGCGGCTGAAACTGCGTTCTGAACCTCGTCATACCCAGTCGCGCCAAACATGCGGGACATCCAGCTGGACTGGGTTATCAACGGCCCCCTGATACTGACACTGGCTACCGACCCGTAGGTCTCTACCATGTAACCGTAACCCTGGTACTGCTCCTCCACCTCATCTTGTTCCTGATAGTACGAGCGAGCCTGAAGCTCCGCGTCAAGCGGGGCCTGGTCCATCCGCGCCTTTACCTCGAGATATTCAAGAAAACTGGTGTAATCCCCAGCCCATAAGAAGTCCAGTATTCTTTTAAAGGTCATATCAAAGTCCTCATTGGCTCTCGCCGCCTGCTTTGTTCGGGGTATCCGGCTGTAGCGCGGCGCCCATGGGGTCGGTATTCGGCGAAGCCTCCGCCGCGTTGGTCTTCTGGATCGAGTTGTCAGTAAACATGGTACCGCTTAATTCAGGGGCGTTCGGTTCTCGCGGGCCGGTGCCGAGCATCTCCGCCGCTTCTTCGTCGCTTATAAATCCTAGTGACAACTGCTCCAGCACCCTGGACTGCATCATAATCTTAAAGGCTTCCAGCTCAGACTCAGGCCGCAGATCGATGTCGTCAAACTCACACCTCACATAGGAGTCAGAGCCGTACAGCCGGACAGCAAGCGTCATCGCCCTGCTCAGGAATTGCTCAACAGGTCGCTGGCATGCCCGGGCAATCTTCAGGTAGATCAGAGACTCCGTGTTCGACAGGCTCTGGCTACCGGCCAACCGCATGCCGAGGATAGACGGGTGCGACTTCAGGCTGGTAGCGACCATGCCGGAGATGGCATTGAGCAGATCCTTGTAGTCCTGCTTCTCCCCTTCAGCGGATACGCTATCCATCTCAGCCAGGTCAAAGGTGATCAGCGCATCCTCAGGCTCAAGGGCGTTGATGACGTCGACGATGTCCTGACGGGTCTGCTCCATAAAAGAGCGCAGCTTGACGGGGTCGCTCTGTACTTCCGGGGGAGCGGCCGCCCGTACCTTCTCTGATGCGAGCGTGACCAATATTCTGGAGTGACCCGCCCGGCGCAGGGCTCGGCGCATGTCCTCGATGAACTCCGCATACATAAAGCTGGTGGTGAGGCACCCTTCCAGCATCGAGGTTGCGTAGGCCTTGTCCGCGTCCTTATGAGACTCCGCCACCCAGAAGGTGGGGATGTTCAATTCGATGTCACCTGTGCTGGAGCTCTGCACCGGGTATTTACCGGTAGCCTTCTTCTTCCATTCCAGCCCCTCGTAGGCAACGAGATTAATCTTCGAGGGCAGCCGCACCTTATCCAGCACCAGCTCCCCTGCGATGGCACCGGTCAATATGACCTCGCGCAGCCCGGTCTCGGCAACCATGTCCAAAGTGTTCCTGTCGGCATAGCCCTCTGAATAATCATAGAGGGTGTTCATCGACGCGGCGACAGAGCGGACAAGGTTGGTTGCGTCAGGGTCAAACTCGTGGGAGCCGCTGCGATAAGCCTTCAGCGTGAAACCGCTGTTGGCCGCCTGTACCAGCGCGAACACCGCGGCGGAAACAATGCCGTCGTCTCTTGCCAGTAACCGTATGGCGGCCGTCTTCCTGCCACTATCGCGTAGCTGCCTGACGGTGGGAAATGAAAGGTTCTCATTGGGGCGGGGTATCTTCTCACCGGACCCGGTACCTGATCCTGGCGTCGCTGCCTTGGCCTTGGTTGCCAGGGAGCGTGGCAGAACTACCTGTGTATTCAGATCTGCCATAGTCGAATCACCTCAATATACCTGCTCGGACTGCGTTCTTTTCGTCAACATTTATTCCGCCAAACCGGGCAGAGACGAAAGTAGGTGGGGCGATAGGCCCCGCGTTGTGTGACAAGTACACCCCTAATTGTATAGCGATCATCAGATAATTCAAAGCATTGGCATAATGGTCTGGTCCAGTTCCCACCCAGGCCGACACGGTGTCACCGGTCGCATTATTGTGAGACACGCGTTTCATAGCCATCAGGTGAGCCTTGATGGTGCCGGACTCCGGCATGCGGGCAAACCTCACATCGCCTTTATTTACAGCCTTTGAGCAGTCGTCGAACGTGCCCACCTTGTTGGCCGTGACGATCTGCTCAGCGTCTTTCACGTCCATGTTAGACAAGTTCTTCTTCGATGAGCGCACATAGTAGCACCCCCACGCCTGGTCTACGTAGGCCTTGGATATGATCTGCGTCACAGAAGTGAAGTCAGGGCCGGCATCGATCACGAGGCGGTTGACCCCGTACCACTTCAGTAACTCCAGCGCCCTATTCACCAAGTGGTTATCATCATTCTGCACGATTCGCTCGGCATGGATGATGTCTACCCGCTTATTGTCCAGCGGCTTTCCTATCAGCATCCAGCTGGTCTTACCGATGTCGAGGCCGGCCACGCACCCGTTTGCAGCGTGCATAGCGGGTGGTACGTGGCTAATGCAGGTGTTGCCCTCGATGGCCGACTCCAGAAAGGAGTTGTCGGCATCCTCGTAGGGCATGCCCATTTCGAAGTTAACCCAGTCCGCCTTTCGCTCGTACTGTTTGATGGCCCTGATAGTTTTCGGTAACGGATTGATAAAGGGGACGTCAAAGGGCATCACCTGATAACCGCCGATATCGGCCCCGGGCAAAGCGTGCACCCACTCACGGTTGTCTGTGTCGCCCAGCATCTCAGGCGTTAATTCATTGCCGCAGGCGGGGCACTTCAACCAGGCCCCGTCGATGTCATAGCGAGGGTCATTCAGGGAATCCTTTGTCAGTTCAATTAGCTTGTCGTCAAACCCGGGTACCACAACATCGTCAAGGAACGTGGGCATGGCGTGCTCATTGCACGTCCCGCACCGAACCGCGTACCTGCCCTGGGTGGACTCATCAAATTCCGCGCTGATTCCAAAGTTGTCCACCGTCGGGGTTGAGAAGTCGCGTATCCACCCGCCGTCCTGCGCGTGACCGAGGCGACTAAAGAACATGCTCAAGAGGGACTGGTTACTGAAGTCAACCTCGTCTCGTATCAACATGTCGGCAGGAATCGAGATGGGTGACGACTGCCCCGACGTGCCGACGATGTACAGGAACGAGGTGCCAAACTGTTTCAGCTCGCTGCTGTTCGCCCCGGTTGGCACCAGGTCACTCAGTGTCGGTGACGCCTCAACAACGGGGTCGATCCTGGACTTGGCGAATTTACCCGCATACTTGGCAGTCGGCAGGGTGTAGATAGCGGTGCTGCCCGGGAAGATGGACAGCATTGCCAGCGAGATCCTGACCGACAGCTCTGACAGGCCCACCTGGGAACATTTCCGGATCAGTACGTGGTGCCGGGTCTCATTGGCGATGTCGATCTGCATCTCGTGGTCTTTAAACGTCCACGCCTTCTTATTGTTCTTGGGGTGCCTGGTGTGCTCGCATAGCCACTCCGCCATGCGTGACAGGTCACGGGTCCTTCCGGACGCCACCCGGATGCGTTCAAGAAAGGTGCTTGCTTGCGAAATCATTTTACGCGCAGATCCAGAACCGGCCCAAACGACAGGCCCCCGGTGTAAGCCGGGAGGTAAATAATAAGCGCGGCGTTGTGCCGCCCCTTCGCTATGCCCGCTGCCCCCAGCTTCAGGATCAGCTTGGTCGCATCCGTCAGGTCAAAATAGGCCGCATTTATGTCGGAGTCCAGCGTCATGTACGGGTCGGGAGACAAAAGAGTGTCACCGCTGCCCAGCTGAACAACAGCGCGGGTGATGACGGTATGGTCTGGCAGCACTGTGTTATCTACAGCAAGCTGTAGGCCTACCTCGTTATCAGCTCCCTCGTACACGACTTCAGTTGTTTGAGCCATATTTATTCTCCGGTGTTACTTCAGCCCAAGATACTTGGGCGTTGTTAGCAGGCTGCCTTCCTTCGCCAGGACGGGCGCGTTTATCGTCTCGTTAATGATGGTGACGCCATTCCACGTACCTGTAAAGATATGGTCGCCAGCCTCATCAATCAGTTTCCCGTCCCCCCGAACTACTATTTCCCCCGCTGTTACCGTGCTCGCCAGAATTACCTGACCCGCGCCCAGGTCTATGCTCACCGCTGCGACCCCGCTCTTGTTCGTCAGCTTTAAACCGCCGTTGTAGTTCCTTACCGCGAGCGGTGGGCCGTTGCCCCCGCAGTCTATTGTGGGGGTGCTCGTCCCCGGAACGCCGCTGTAGCAGTCGAGGAAGTGGGCCGGTTGAGTTCCGCCCAACGTAACTGTATCTTCTAACACGCATGATTCAATAAACCCCCAGATGTACTCTAGCTCTGTCAACCTGCAATCCTTCAGTACACAATCTCCGTCCAGGATTCCGGTAACGCTTGCCTCGTAAAATTCGCACTTGAGTACGTTGGAGGCATCGCTGATATTGAGCAGGGATTTAGTCTTGCTCTCCCCGATAAACGTCATGCCGTTATAGTCGCCACCGCTGTCTATAACAGCATCGCCTGTTACGTAGATAACACTGAACCCCTGCAACCTGGCAATAAACATACCGTCCGCCAGGTTACTGACAGGCTGTCGAGGAGTGCCGGTAGGGTAAATGGTACCGGCAGTCCCGTTAACTACATCCAACGTTACGCCGCCATTGAAACTGGCGTACTGAATCTCACGGGTCTGAATCAAACCTGCGGAGTTACTGGGGCGTATAGACACCTGGTTGATGTTGGTTACATCAGCAATGTTGTTGTTCGATCCTGCGAGGTTTACGGCATACTGCCCATCTTCAAATGTAATAGTATAGCCGTTGATTATTTCAATAATCCGGGCGTACTCAATGCCGCCCAGCAGTACCGTACTGTTGTGGGAGTGCGTGTCAGGATTAACCATCCCCTCGGGGCTATCCTCGAGGTTCTTTAGCTGCAGACGGAACCAATCGGTGTTCATCTCATAGAGGCTGCCGCCTATGAATGTGATATCGGCCTGCGGGATCGTTATGACCCTGGTGCCCCAGTCGATGCTAATCCCCATCTTTGTATACCGTAGAGCCCATGCCACGCCCGTTCAAATGGGCGGCCATCTGCTTGGTGTTGGCGATCTCCGCACGCAGCGTAGCTACATTTCCTTCCAGCAGGCTGATCCGGGACTGCAGTTCACTTATAACCTTGCCCTGCTCATTGAGAACATTCTGTATGACCTGAAAATTCTTTTTAGCTGCGTCGTTCATGGCTACTCATCCGGTATCAATAAAACGGTTATATCCGTGTCCTGGGTGTTGCTATAGGTACCTGACACAGGAGAGGACTTGTAGTACTTACTGTACGCCTTCGTGGCCGGGGTTGCAGCCCGTACCTTGCCGGCCAGTGTCTGCGCAGAGCCAAGCGATCTCGTGTCGCTGACCTGCCCGCTGACGTTGGTCTCTACCTTGTTAATGTAGGTAGCGGTCTCCCCGGCGTTGGTAACATAAACCATCGCGCCCTCGATCACAGAACCGGTATCGATGTCCTTTACTGTGATTGTCAGGGTGACTTCATTGGCCGTAATCTCCAGGGTACCCGTCCCCGTATTGTACACAGTGGGGATCGTCGCGCCTGATGCGACTGAAATCTTCAGTGCGTTGCCAGAGGTTACGTTAACCTTGATAGCGGCGTTGGCATCTCCCTGGGTACCCGCCGTAGCGGCCTGCGTGCTGCCCTCCCACTCGCTCTGGTTGGTGACACCGTTATCCAGGATGTTGTACCAGTTGACCGTGCCGGTCGTGGCATAGGTTCCCATATCCACAGCGTGGCCGGGGGTGGTGGTGCCGTCACCAACAAAGGTGTTCGGGGAATTTGAGCCAAGGCTACCAAGGGTGGTCGGGGTGGACACTACGGCAGCTGTTGTGGAGATCGTGTCGTCGAATATACACCCGTCCATGATCGCCCCGCCCTGGGTGATCGTGTTACAGCGCCGGAAGGTGGTCGTCCCGATCGTGTTCGCATTCGTGCCGCCGTTGAATATGAGCGTATCCATGTCGGTAAACGAGCAGCCGTTAAAGGTAACGGTTGCGTTGTCTACGACCTCGAACTTACCAGAACTGGCGGTGGCCGCCACGGTATTGCCCACCCCTGGGCTGGTGATAATGACGTTGTCCCACTCCACGTTAGAGCTGGAGTGGTGGATCTCGATCTTGTTGAAATTGGCCGTTACGTTTGGCGTGTTAGCCACGTTAATGGATACGTTGCCATCCCTGAAATCCACGGAGGTGGCGGCAACGCCAAGCGACATCAGCCCCTGCCAGCGGTAGGCACCGCCGATATTCTGGAACAGGCCATAGCGGGCATTGGTGGAGGTGTCAAAAGACTCCAGGCCCGCAAAGGTGCCGTAGGAGCCTGCCTGCCCGTCAGTCACCTCGAGCGTGCACCGGCCTACGCGAATAGCGTTCACGGCGGAAGGGTAGCCACGGGCCTGGGCGGTGGCGTTGGTGGCGATGCCAAAAACATCGTAGGGGGCAGCGCCGGGCGAGCCAACCGTGTCGTCCGCTGACCCAATGGCCGGGTTAAGGGCGTAGCAGTACCAGCCACCGAGGGGGTTAGGCTCAAAGTCAGACCCACCGCAATCCCAGGCAAGGAAGTCTCCAAGGCTGGCGCCCACGAGTACCTTCAACCCGCCGTTGGCGTAGGTGGACAGCGAGGCAGGAGATGCCCAGAAATACCAGATGAGGACAGCGCCATCCGTATCCACGGCATGGGTGGTCCCCCCGTCGTCGTACATGATGGTGCCCTGTCCGGTCTTGGTGAACTGGGCAGAGATACAGTTCGTATAATTTATATAGAAGTTCGTCTCGTCGCCCGGGGCGCCGGCGTCATCCCATGCGGCATTGGAGGACTCATCCCACGTGCCGCCATCGGTGCCCGTGTTACCAACAGCAATCTCCCCGCTGTTAGTGGACGTCAGGTCAGAGTCATACGCCGCGACGGCCATTTGTCACCTCTACTGTAGCGCCGGCTTTCTCAAAGGCATGGATCTGCCCCTCCAGGTGGGGGTACTCAGTCCTGCCCTCGTCCAGCGTGCCGTACATGGTGTCCCCCGTCCGCTCCCACACTACGCCGCACCGGTCAGGCCGCAGCGCCGGGTTGCCCCCGGCCTGGTAAAAAGCGCACTCAAACGCCCGGCACGAAGCCGGGCGGTTCTCGTAGTTCAGGCAGCCGTCAGGTCCCTGGTACTTGCACGCCACGCCTGCGGGCTTGTGCAGTTCTGGAACCACACAAACCTTACAGCATAGCGTGCAGCTGCCGCATCCCATTTAGGCATCCGAGGTCCGAATTGCCGTAGTAGAGCCGCCAGCAGAACCGAGCGTACCGGTGGTCTCGAAGGTCTTGATGCCGGTGTTGTCACCGTCGGTACCGCCGTCACGAACACGAATAAACAAGGAGCGATCCGAATCGAACACCGCGTTGAAGGACACCGAGGTGCCGACCTGGTACACCGTACCGGTACCGCCTGCGTCCGTACCTGTTGCCGTGAAGCGAGTTCCCGGGGTGTCGTTGGCCGAACCTACAACAGTGTAGTCATCGCTAACGTCCGTCAGGATTTCGTACTCGACACCAACAACAAGGGAGTCGGAGTTAACAACGCTGCCCTGTGCCAGCTCATCGATGTAGGAGATGAAGCTATCGTTAGCAGCCGCTGCTGACCAGGTGCCTGCCGCTGTGCAACCGGTAAAGTCGATCTCTCCCGAACCAGCGGTGAAGCCCGTGTAGTTAATGATCTGGTAGATGCCGTTGGCGTCCAGTACACGGATGGTGCCGGCAGCCGGGGTATCCTTGGCAGAGGGCTGGCCGGTGCCAATGGTCTCGACGTTGGAGGCCAGAACGACTGTGCCAGCACCTGTGGTCGCGGAGCTAACAGAGCCCGCAGTTACGGTGATCGCTTCGGCAGTTGCTACCTGGCACTGGTCTACCTGCAGACCGCCAGAGCCGTCTTCCGGACCCACCAGGACCCGGTCCTCGTCGTGGATAACGCCGCCAACAGAGAAGCTGACGTTGTTCGGCGGCTGGTAGGTGTTGTTGTCAAGTGCACGGAACAGGTCGCTGTTGGACGTGTCGGCATACTCAATGGCAAAACCGTAAGCACCGATCAATGCGGTACCGGTTGAGCTACCACAGAACGGAGCAGTAATGGTGCGCTCGGTCGTGGTGCCGTTCGCATAAACAACGGCTGCGGAGGTACCGCCCGTTATTGCCACCCCGTCAGCTGAGGGTGCGGAGCCTGTCAGGAGCTGAATCCACATCTTCGTGGCAGTGGTGGCATCCGTATCGTCTACGGCAAGCAGCTGACCCGTGCCGCCTGTCCATGAGACTGCTTCCGGCTGGCCATTGTGGGTACCGCTTGCGGTACCGAAGGTACCGGACTCTGCGCCTGTGCCGCCCAGGGTGATCTCATGGGTGATGCCACGGAAGATGTTGGCGTCCATGTCGTAGAACGCTGCAGAGTTTGGCGTAGCGTTGGTGCCGGTACCGCCACTCAGTGCGGTCTCGCAAGCCGACAGGTATTTCATGCGCTCGTAAAACTGCTTCGAGTTGTACGTGTCCATGTTCCACTCGGAGTAATAGAACTCGTCCGTGGTATCGTTGTTGATGTCGATCGCGTTGTAGCCCCACGTCACATTGTTAATCGTGCTGCGTGCGCTCGCGTCGGTGGTATCGTTGAGATCGTCTGTGTACGTCAACGCGAGCACGTTATTGCCTCGCGCAGTACCGTTAACCTTGAACTCCGAATAGGTCTTGCCAATCTCGCGGGTGATACCCACGATACGACGCCCGTCGATAGGGGTGCCGGCATTGTTGACCTTCAACATAAATCGATGTGAGATACCGTTCGCAGCATCGCGGTTCAGGCCGTGAGAGCCAGCGGTTTCGCCGTTAGGTACATTGTTCCACCAGTCGTCGGTAAGGACTGCGCCATCCTGGATGATCTGCAAGTCCATGCCTTCCCCGGCGATAACGACCAGGCCATCGTAGATAGAGCCGGTTTGGGCTTCGATGATCGAGCCATCAAACAGGTGCTCCCATATGGGGTCGCCGCCGCCGACCGTGCCGTCGTCCAGCGTGTAGCCTGCGTTGATCTGAATAATGTTATCGGTCGATCGATCAGACGGGGTCTCGTTCGTGATGTCGATGAGGTCGTCACCCGAGGAACTGGCGTCATCTGCCAAATCCTGCAGAAATCGATGAAGGTCGATAACCGGGTAATATTCTGCCCCTGCCGTAGTGTGGTCCTGGGCGTTAGCCGCGGAGTCATAGTAGATGACCCCCGACGCATTGATTCCAATTCTGTCTGCTATAGCCATAGTCAATTACCCGTTATCAAATAAAAGAAACTTTTTTACGTTAGCTAGCCTCTATACCCCTCATCTGCAGCTATAGTATCAGAATAGCTGAAAAAATAATTGCTACGAGTAGGTGTAGCCAAGTCTGTTGTCCCACACATGGACATAGTCCGCCGAGCCATTGGCCCACTCTTCCGTAACATCGTCATCAGAACCGATAGTGATCCGCCGTATCCGCCACAGGGGCTGGTCGTCGGTCACGCCCGGGTCAGCCTCCCCTCGATAGAGAAGAAGGTCTGAAATAAAATCTACTCGCTTGGCTTGAGCCACTTCTACCTCCGGGTCTGGACAATCACCAGGCTCTGCATCAGGGCAGGGGCCGCAAGGGGCGCCTGTAGAAACTGCCGAAGAACCTGAGTCTGCGCTAATAATAGCAGCACTGCCGGAAGTCAGCACGCTGCTAGAGCTGGGGAACTTGAGGATAGAAGCACCTTGAGTATTCCCTGGGTCAATAATTGTAGGTCCGCACCCGGCATAAATGATGTCGCTCCCGCTCGCGATTGACAGGATATCAGCGCACACTTCTCTATCGCCGACAACCAGGAGCCCAATTGCCTCAGCGCTCCTGATAGCCGTTACGTTAACAGGCCAGTCAGCGGTAACCACGGGGAAACCTACCGATTCAGCACTGGGTATGCCGACAGGAACAACAGGCCCGTCCCCGGATATAGTAAGTGAGCCAAAGGCCTCAGATGTTTCTATACCCGCAGGAGAAACCGCCCAGCCTGCGGTTACCGCTGCGGTGCCGAAAACCTCGGCACTCGGGATGCCGGTGGCAACGACATCATTACCAAGGGTTAGGCCCGGGGTGCCGAACACCTCTGCAGAGGGGAGGCCGGTTGCGGTGACTTCCCAGTCTGCGGATACGGCAGGGGTGCCAAAGACTTCAGCGGTGGCGATGCCGGTGGGAACAACGAAATCCTCCCCGGATACGGTGAGGGAGCCCACAGCCTCTGCAGAGGCGATGCCAGCTGTTGTGACTTCCCAGTTTGCGGTTACCGCAGCGGTGCCGAAAACCTCAGAAAAAGCTATACCGGTTGTTGTGATTTCCCAGTCTGCGGATACGGCAGGGGTGCCAAAGACTTCAGCGGTACCTGTCCCGGTTGTTGTGACTTCCCAATCCGCGGTAACAGACTGGGTGCCAAAGACTTCAGCGGTGGCGATGCCGGCGGGAACAACGAAACCCTCCCCAGATACGGTGAGGGAGCCCACAGCCTCTGCAGAGGGGAGGCCGGCTGTTGTGACTTCCCAGTCTGCGGTTACCGCCGCAGACCCAATGGTCTCGGAACCGGCTATACCGGCAGGTGCTACATCTATTGACACCCCAAACGAGCCGAACCCCTCAGCACTGTCAATCCCCGTCAAGGTAACAGCCCAACCCGCGCTAACAGACTGGGAACCGAACGCCTCAGCACTGCCGACCCCTGTCAGGGTAACAGGCCAGTCAGCGGTAACCGACTGGGAACCGAACGCCTCAGCACTGCCGACCCCTGTCAGGGTAACAGGCCAGTCAGCGGTAACCGACTGAGAACCGAACACCTCAGCACTACCGATCCCCGTCAGGGTAACAGCCCAACCCGCGCTAACAGACTGGGAACCGAGCGCCTCAGCACTGCCGACCCCTGTCAGGGTAACAGGCCAGTCAGCGGTAACCGCCTGGGAACCGAACACCTCAGCAGAGGGGATTCCTGTAACCGTTATGGTCCCATCCCCGTATACAGCCAGGGAACCGAACGCCTCAGCACTACCGATCCCCGTCAGGGTAACAGGCCAGTCCGCGGTAACCGCCGCAGACCCAACGGCCTCTCCGCTGGCTATGCCAGCAGGAGCGACATCTACTGACACACCCGGGTTGCCAAACGCCTCAGCACTACCGACCCCCGTCAGGGCAACAGCCCAGTCAGCGGTAACCGACTGAGAACCGAACACCTCAGCACTGCCAATCCCCGTCAGGGTAACGGGCCAGTCAGCGGTAACCGACTGAGAACCGAACACCTCAGCACTACCGATCCCCGTCAGGGCAACAGCCCGATCAACGGCAACCGTCTGGGAACCGAACACCTCAGCACTGCCGATCCCCGTCAGGGTAACAGCCCAGTCAGAGGTGACCGTCTGGGAACCGAACCCCTCAGCACTGCCGACCCCTGTCAGGGTAACAGGCCAGTCAGCGGTAACCGACTGAGAACCGAACCCCTCAGCACTACCGATCCCCGTGAGGGAAACAGGCCAGTCAGCGGTAACCGACTGAGAACCGAACACCTCAGCACTGCCGACCCCCGTCAGGGAAACAGGCCAGTCAGCGGTAACCGTCTGGGAACCGAACACCTCAGCACTGCCGATCCCAGTCAGGGCAACAGGCCAGTCCGCGGTAACCGACTGAGAACCGAACACCTCAGCACTGCCGATCCCAGTCAGGGCAACAGGCCAGTCCGCGGTAACCGCCTGGGAACCGAACACCTCAGCACTGCCAATCCCCGTGAGGGCAACAGGCCAGTCAGCGGTAACCGCCTGGGAACCGAACTCCTCAGCACTGCCAATCCCTGTCAGGGTAACAGCCCAATCCGCGGTGACAGACTGGGAACCGAACACCTCAGCACTACCGATCCCCGTCAGGGCAACAGCCCAGTCAGCGGCAGCCGTCGGTAAACCAACCGCTGCCAAATAACCGCTGGCTTCAGGTAACTCTGAGTCAGCGGTCACCAATGCAGAGTCAGCGGTCACCTGGTCGGCGCCGCCAACCCCTACTGGGAAAACAGCCCCGTCAGCGGTAACCGACGGTGAACCGAACGCTTCAGCACTGGCGATGCCGGTGGGCGCGACATCTACCGATACGCCCGGCGAGCCGAACGCCTCAGCACTACCGATCCCCGTCAGGGTAACGGGCCAGTCAGCGGTAACCGCCTGGGAACCGAACGCCTCAGCACTACCGATCCCCGTCAGGGTAACGGGCCAGTCAGCGGTAACCGCCTGGGAACCGAACGCCTCAGCACTACCGATCCCCGTCAGGGTAACGGGCCGTAACCGTTATGGTCCCATCCCCGTATACAGCCAGGGAACCGAACGCCTCAGCACTACCGATCCCCGTCAGGGTAACGGGCCAGTCAGCGGTAACCGTTTGGGAACCGAACGCCTCGGCACTACCGATCCCTGTGGTCGTAATGGAAAGCGCCGCTATCGGCAAAAATCTGAATTTTAAGCTACGCATGTCAGGCCGGAATCAGGAACTGGTAGGGGTCACGATTAAGCGCTGTCGCTTCCGAGAGGCTCAGTGCCTTGTTGAATACGTAGAGATGTTTTATCCACCCGTAGTAACCATAAGTGGGGACGGAGGCGTCAACCCCAATCGACATATTCGTGGGCAGCCCAAAAGCAGTCCGGGTAACAGAGGTCGTTATAGCCAGCTCTCCCAGCGGGGCCCCTTCGATCACGGCTACATTGTTTGTCCCGGCTTTGGAACTGACACAGTAGACGCTGGGATCCGTTGCTGTGCGGGCAGGAGTAATGCCCGATATGTCCCTTATAGTGGAAAACGCGTCATCATACACAAGGCCGTTAAAATTCCTGAAAGTGGCGCCCGACGAAGTCCCCATTAACCAAAGCATTGCATCCAGGTTGTCAGTAGTGGCATTCTCCAGCTCTATAAAGACAGTGGCCTCCCCCGCAGAAAACCGGTAAGTTTGGGCATTCCAATAGGTGTAGTCACCGCGGGTGTAAAGCGTCCATAAGCTCCCGTCCGGTCTTACCTCCTTAGGAAGATCGCCAGAATGGAAAACGTTGGTATTACTGGCAATGTTATGCCGCATGTCCAGAAAACAATGGACAGCGTGATTGGAAAGGGGGTGCTCTGGATTAAGCTCTACTCTGCCGAGTGGCTTCTTGCCGGGGATCCATAGATTAGGTTCACGCAGCATGGCATCATCAATGAACATCGAAGCCCCCTACGCTGTTGAGAATCCATGCGGTCGCCAGTAGATAGTGTTACCGGATGCAGCCAGAGCAATGTTGGTTCTATTGCGCACCCCCCATTTGTATTTACCGTTGGGCAGCGTGATATTTCTCATCACCATGTTCTGGGCAGCCGTAGTTCCCGTTGTCGGCGCCGAGTTCACGTAGAATACCTGATTCTCTTGTTCAGCCACGATGCCGTCACCCGTCCACGTTGGATATGTGGTGCCGTCTACCGAGGGCACCAAGAAGACCTCAATAAGAGAGTCAGTGCCGGTGAATGCCGCTGATGCGAGAACGATTCGAAGATCCACCATGATGTACTTATTGGTGCTGTTATCTATCTCATCGCTCAGATCAGTCCATTCCTCATTGGCCAGGGACACCAACGTACGCGTCCCCGTGAATGATATCGCCGCTTCGGCGGCCTGGTAACCGGACAGCGCTGCGTCAGCCATGGTTCACCCTCCAGAGACCCCGCCGCCCCTACAGTTTGAATATCTTGTTGGCGCCGTCATCCCAGGTGATGTTGACATCGCCTCCGCCGGGAGTGACCGGCAATCCGGTGGCGGTGTCGATATAGGCGATCAACTCTGAAGTGCCATCGGTACCGGTGTGGTGGTAAATGACGAGCGCCTCTGAAACATCCCCGGAAACTGTTGTAAACGTTATGTCTGCAGCATCAGCAACACCCGCCGTGACGCTCTTGCCCGTGAAAGCCCCGGATACAGCGACCCGGTTACCGGCGCCTATAACATCAAGGAAATCGTCAGTAGCCTGGTTGGCCGTATAGGTGTCTGTGTCTACCAGCACGGCCCGGATGTCGTCCGTGCCCCAACTGAGATTGCCGTCAAGGAATGCCTCTCTTGCCAGATCGTATAAAAAGTTTGCCATGTCGCGTGCTCCTGCGCAGTTGTCTAGCTAGATTGTACCCTAAACAGGTTGATTCATCCTTATGTCAAACGTCGGGAGGGTCTTGGGATCGCTGACCGCAATGTCTGCGTCCCCCGTCTCATTTGTTACAGCAAGGACCTTGGAATTGGTGACGTCCACAATGGCGACATGCAGGTCAGGGTTGGTAGCGCTCCCTGAAGCAGTGCCGGACTTTTCCGCTACCGTCAGTTTGCGGCCTGTGCCGTTATTGCCAAGGGCCAGATCCCCGGCCACAAGGTCAATGGCCATGACCTTGGCAGCGTCCACCGTGGCGTACGCGTTACCCTGGGTGTAGCCGTCAATCAACAACAGGTCAACGTTGCCAGCGGCCTGGTCGATGATGTGTTGCAGACCATTGTCTAAAACATCCGGGTGTAGGTATTTAGGCATTGCTTATAACTCCCGGTGTATAAGATTTAAAAAGAAGTGCCCACCGCCAATCCAAAATCCATGTCTCGTGGCCAAATATTGTGGGTGGAATTACTTGCCGTGTAAACCATCATCCAAACGCCGGGTTCACCATTAACGCCCGCACCCACTTCAATAGGTCTTGCAATAGATATTAGCCCATTATCCCATTGAACACCCTTCAAGCCATTGAGAAGCAGCGGTCTCATATATTTAAATGTTTTACCATAATCGTCAGAACACCAGAGTTCAAGCGGTCCCAACTGATATGCAATTGAATGCCCTACCCAAGAATTGTATCTGTTTACGGCAGCCCATAGACGATTTGCGTACGGCCATATCTTTATGTCATAGAACTGTTTGGTTGCACCGTCTGTTCCCATTGCTTGTGCATTGAAATCAGCGATCACTCCTTGGTCCGTGAATGTGCTGGTGAGACTATTGGTGGCAGACTCATAGTAGCCTATGGAACGCCTATTAATATCATGATCCTGTGAATAATACATGCGCCAAACATCGAGATGCTCCACGTATATTAAACATTTTGCTTCACAGGAAGTGGCGCCGTGAGAGGCCACCAATATGGGAGTAGAGACATAATCAAAATTTAAACCATCCGTGGAGTCATAAACCATATTGGAAGTAGGAGTCTTAATAACCATAAGCCAATAGGAAGCTCCAGTCCTTAGTAAATCAACGACTTCATGGCCTTGATGAATGACCGTGAGATTATTGTTTGTTGTGTCGTCGCCGCCTTGAGCGGCGGTGTGAGTTATTGCACCGATATTCGGCTTTGTCCAATTCAAGAGATCCGGACTTGTCGCTATGGCGGGTCCATATATACTGCTAGTCGAATAAGCAATGTATGCCATACGAAACGTGCCGTCCACATCCTGCGTCACATTGGCACCGTAAACATAATTATCCCAGGCATCTCTGGGAAATTTCGAATCTACAATTCTGCCTCGATAAATTTCGCTTGCGCCTTTAGCAAGGTGTTTGACCATTGTATGGTCATGCATGGCACCTAGACTTGAGACTTCACTACGTTTGTCCAATTCGGAAATCACGTCATAATTCTCTTCAGATCTGTTACGGTCTCCGTAAAAATTTTCTTTATATAATGTAGCCATCTGTCACTCCTATATCGATGCCAGGCCGAAAGACGTCTGGCTGACATTCACGTCCCAATCCCAGTGTAAATCATTACGCCCACCGTAAATCAGCTGCCATCTGCCGTTCACCAAGAGTGGTCTGCCTACATTTACGAGACCAAAATCCCAAACTCCGCCGATCGCGCCGTTGTACAGCATGTTTCTTTGAAATTCCCACGTGACCATGCGATCGTTGGACCGCCAAAGCTCCAATGGCCCGAGTCGATCTGTACTGTAATTGTAAATGGGCACACATGCCCAAACGACGCCGGAACCCAATGGATATTCCCACGCCTGAAAATCATAGAATTGACGATTGGGATTGTCATCACAAGTGAATTCAGGGATGAGCCCTAAATCAGTATAGGAACCCGCAATTCCTGTACTGCTGTAACGCCGACTGATGGAACGTCTGCCGCCCGAGGGTTGCACGTTGACGCCGTCTCCGACATCGGCATGACCTTCAGAAGTGAACACGTAATGTCCGGGATCACAGGCCAGAAAGGACTTGGGTTCAAAATAGCCACCGCGTATGGCTTGATCTCTGTCGACCACCTCACCAAGATAAGTGCTGAAATCGCGACCGTCCGTGGAAGAATAAAGCAATCCTGAATCAGGAGAGTGCATCAGAAGATAATAAGTGCCGTCGATGAGCTGCAGATCGGTACCGCCGTATTGAGGACCGTGATATATAATTAAATTATTGTTGGAGGTGTCATCGCCGCCTTGAGCGGCGGTGTGCGTCACGTCATTTAAAACCGGCTTTGTCCACTGATAAAGATCGGTGCTCTCCGCTATGGCTGGACCTGAATCACCGTTCGTCGAATATGCTCTGTACAACATCGTGAAAGTGCCGTCCGCGTTCTGCACCACGGAGCCGCCGTAGATTCCCAGATCCCACGCATCTCTGGGAAGTCCCGACGAATTACTGACAATTTTTCCGACATTGTTTGTGGTCCATCCCAAATCCTGCCCATATTTTCTGAACGGGAGTGTGGCCAGGGCGGTGGCATTGAAAGCTTCTCGCCATTTGGATTTCTCATAATCCAGTTTATTTTTCGATAAGACGTCGGAGATAATGCTCATTTATATATCACTCCTGAAATTCATTATGTCCATACCCCGTCATCTGTGACTTGATTGCCGGCATTGTATGTCAGTGTTCGTGTCCAACTACCGTCGACTCCCGCGCCGGGTGTTGTGATGTCAGCCGTTGCCGTCATCAAGGTCACATTGCCGTCGGTATCGTAGGTGGTCATCGCCAAACGCCAGGTCATGCCGTCATAAGCAAACTTGGTCTGCATATAGTTTAGCGTGTTGTCGAGATTGTAATCGTAAAGCTGCTCGACGTGAGAGGGGTACACGAGAACACCGGCTGCCGTGTGCTCATCGCCGGCTTCAGGGATGACTGCGGTCGCATCGTAGAGCTCAGTAAAGTTGTTAATGCATTTGCCAAAGGCGTCGTACAGTACCTCACCGTCACCGTTACCGGCACCGGTGCCCCTATCAATCGTCTGTTTAGCCATGCCTTACATCCCCTGGTTCTGTTGTGCCGAATCTATCACACTTCAGGTGATAGCCGAAAGATTGTCTTCAAGGGCTGTAAAGAACATCTTCTGCTGATCGTCTGGCAGCGTGCGAATAGTGGTGGTCACGGCTTCCTCGATCGCCCTGGATCGATCAAAGCTCATCACCCGTTCGTGCATTTTCATCAGAGTGTTGAGCAGGGTAGAGCTGGCTGTCACCACCTCCTTCACCTCACGCGCCGGCGTTCCCGCCCGCACCACGCCATTGGGCATCACCGCCTCGCGCATCGCCCGTACCGCCTGTATCTGCGCCTGCACCTCATCCTTCAGGTCAAAGGACGCGTTGTACTCGACTTGCTCCACCCCGCCCATCCCCGCCAGCAAGGAAAACAGCCTAACCACCTGGTCCTCGCGAAGACTCCCCGACAAGGCGTCGATCATATCGATATACCCGTCCAGCTCAACGTCATGGTCGATGCCTTCAAAATCTCTCAATGAGTTGGTCGCTTGATTGTTCATATTTCAGAGTCTACCTCATTTACAAGGTGTGCCCAAGAATTCTGTTTTGCCAGGTGGTAGATGGCGTTACGCCCCACCCCGAACCGTCGGCCAATCTTTTCGTAGGTTAATCCTTCCGCCAACTTTCGCGCTGTATCGCGCTGCTTCAGCAGCCTGATAATCTTCCGCACCTGGTCTTCCGTTAAACTGCTGAAATGGTGATTCTCTCCCCGCACCTGGCGCCCCTCACTCATGATGTGCCCCACCCGCATGCTCTTCCGCCCAACGCTTTTCTACCAGGTCAAGGCGTTTGTGGATCGCCTCGCGTATCTCATCGCGCAGCGTTAACTCCCGCGTTATCTCCATCCGGATGTCCTCCTTGTAATCCTTAAACCGCTCCATACGATCCACCAGCATCTGCTCAATCCGCTCCGGATGCCCGTCCCGGGCATGGTTGATGAACTCGCGCTTCAGCTCTGCGACAGTGGCAACCGCCGCCGGATTCTCC